TGGCCTGGGCGCTCAGCTGGCCGAAGAGGCCGCGCAAGAGTTCGGCCAATCGGCCGTCAGCCAGGTCATGCTGACCGAGGGCTGGTATCGGGACAACATGGCCCCTTACAAGGCAGCGTTTGAAGACCGCTCGATTGAGATCTGCCAAGACGCTGACGTGCTGAACGACCACCGCGCGGTCAAAGTCGTCAAGGGCGTGGCGCGCATCCCCGATCTGCGCACGCAAGACGCGGCCAAGAAGAAGCGCCACGGCGACTCGGCCATTGCCGGCGCGCTGGCTTGGTACGCCAGTCGGCACGACGGTGGCCCGGTGGTTGTGGCCACTCGGCGCCGCCGCGAATCCATCAGCCTGGCCGGGTACTGACCATGCCCGGCTTGCCCCCCTACCCCACCCGCAACCGCCAATGCGCCAAAACGGCGCAGGTTGCGTTATTTGATGCTGTGGCGCCCACCCATGCACCCAACCCATTTGAGCGCGGCTTAAAGTACCTTAAAGCGGCTTACTGGGGGTTTGGTGTGGGCGTTGTCGGCTTGGAGTTGCCATGAGCCGAGGAATTTGGGTGTCGGATACCGAGTTTGTCCGATTTTCCGAACAATCAAGCACCGAATCCCTGACCACCCACATTGCCACCCGCTTGCGTGCGGGTGACATGTCTGGCTTCTTCGGCGTGCTGCCCAACCCGGACCCGATTCTGCGGCGCTCGGGCCGCCAGGTCCAGGTCTACCGCGAGTTGATGGTCGACACCATGGTCAAGTCAGGCGCGCGCCGCCGCCGCGCTGCGGTGGTGTCGATGGAGCACGGCCTGGACCGCGAGACCAAGGCCCCCAAGCGCACCGTGGCCAACATGGCCGCCATCCTGGCTGACCTGCCGATCAAGCGCCTGGCGCGCCAGCTTGTTGACGCTGGCCTGTTCGGCTACGCGGTGGCCGAGATCATCTGGGGCAAGGTGGGCGGCCTGGTCGTGCCGGTGGACGTGGTCGTCAAGCCGTCCGAATGGTTCGGCTTCGATGGCGACAACAAGCTGGTGCTGATGGACCACGGCAGGCCGATCGCGCTGCCCGACCGCAAGTTCATCGTGGTGGCCAACAACGACAGCTACAACAACCCTTATGGCGAGGCCGACCTGGCCAGCTGCTTCTGGCCGGTGGCGTTTCGGCGCGGCGGCCTCAAGTTCTGGGTGACATTTTCTGAAAAGTACGGCATGCCCTGGGCCGTGGGCAAGCAGCCCCGCAGCGCTGGCCAGCCTGATGCTGATGCGCTGGCCGACAAACTTGAAGCCATGGTGCGTGACGCCGTGGCCGTGATCCCTGATGACGCCAGCGTGGAGCTGCTGCAGTCAACCACTACAGCCAATGCAGACATGTATGAGTCGCTGCTCATGTACTGCTCGCGCGAGATCAACATTGCGCTGCTCGGCAACAACCAGAGCACCGAAAAAGAGTCGAACCGGGCCAGCGCCACGGCCGCGTCGGGCGTGGAAGACGAGCTGCGTGACGCCGATGCCGACATGGTTGCTGCTGGCATCAGCCAGCTCGTGGCCTGGACGTGCGAGGTCAACTGGCCCAGCGCGGCGGCCCCTTGCTATGAGTTCTGGGAGCAAGAAGAGGTAGACGACCGCCTGGCCAAGCGCGATTACACCTTGTCGCAAGCGGGGCTGACGTTCAGCCCGGCCTACTGGCAGCGCACCTACAACCTGCAGCCGGGCGACATCAGCACCACGGTCAACACCGTGGGCGCCAAGCCAGGTCAATCGGGGCAACAGCGCGTCGACCAGGTCGTGCTGGCCGAGGGCGATGTGCCGCCCGACCAGGCCGCGCTCGATGCCGCCATGGCCGAGCTGCCAGCCGAGGCCATCCAGGCCGCGATGGAGGCCATGCTCCGCCCCGCGCTGGACGCGATCGCCCAGGGCGACACGCCTGACCAGGTGATCGTGGCGCTGGCCGAGGCCTTCCCCAAGATGGATTCAAGCGCCCTGCAAGACCTGTTGAAGCGCGCGTTTTTCGTGGCTGACCTGGTGGGCCGCCACGGTGTGGCCACCGAGGCCAAGGGCACGGTTGGGGCGGCCTGATGGACGGCGCTGACGTCAAGCACGCGATCGGCCTGGAGCCGGTTGACGCGGTGCGCTACCTGCAGGGCAAGGGCGCAGCCGTGACGGGCAATTGGTCCGAGTGGCTCGACGGGCAGCACGCGCATGCATTCACGGTGGCCAATGTGGCCAAGCTCGATGTGGTCAGCGACATTCAGGCCAGCCTGGCCGATGCGCTCAAGAACGGCAAGACGCTGGAGCAGTGGCGCAAGGACCTGATCCCCACGCTGCAGGCCAAGGGCTGGTGGCGCCGCGAGGGCACAGCCGAGCAGCTGCAGGCCGCGGGGCGGGTCAACACGGCCACGGGTGAGATCGCCAAGGGCTTGACGCCGCAGCGCCTGCAGCTGATCTACGAGACGAACATGCAAGGCGCCTATGGCGCAGGCCGGTACCAGCAAATGGTGGCGCAGGCATCACGCCGCCCGATCTGGCAATGGATCTCGCTGCAGTACGGGCCCAACCGCCGCCCCATGCACCTGGCGCTGCACAACCGCGTGTTCCGCTACGACGACGGCTTGTTCAAGAGCACCTGGGCACCCTGCGGCTATGGCTGCAAGTGCCGCATGCGCAACTACTCCGAGCGCGAGGCGGCGCAGCGCGGCCTGGTCGTGCAGAGCACCGAGGGCAAGCTCAGCCAGGTCGAGGTGCCCCTGCGTGATGGCAGCAAGGCCCGGGTGACCCGCTACACCGATGCCAGCTTGCCCGCCCCGGGCTACTTTCAGCCAGACCCTGGGTTTGGCAACCCTGCCCGCTCGGTGTGGATGCCGCGCCTGGGCGAGCGCCCCCAAGGCCTCTCGGCTGCATTTGTGCGCCAGGCTGTTGAGGGCCCGGCGTTTGAGCGCTTCGTGCGCGCGCGCGGCGAGCTGGCTGGCATGTTCCCGGTGGGGGTGCGCCAGGGTGCCGAAAAGGGCGACCCTGGTGTGTACCTGGACGGCGCCGAGCTGGCTGCTGGCATGGGCAGCTCGGTGAGCCTGGAGCGCATGCGCCTGCTGCCCGACCTGGTCGACGTGGGCGAGCAGACCGCCAGCGGTGGCCTGCGCCTGGTTGAGGCTGACGGCGTGCTGGAGGCAGGCCTGGCCGAGCGCGACGGCGTGCTGCACGTGGTCAGCCTGAGCTGGTCGCCCAAGGCTTCGCCATGAGCGAGCTGATCGACATCGACATCCCCTACACGCCCGTGGTGCGGGCGTTGCGGCAGATCATCAACCAGCTGGGCGATCGCCGCGAGCTGATGGCCAGCCTGGCGGGGATCATGCACCGCGCGGTCGAGGACAACTTTGCGGAGGGTGGTCGCCCCAAGTGGCAAGCCCTCCACCCCGGCACAATCGCATCGCGTGAGAAATCACGGCCATCAACCTGGCCAGGCCAGATCCTGGTGCGTACCGGCCAGCTCGCGGCCAGTGTGCAAGCCCAGTCGGACAACGACCAGGCTGTGGTGGGCACCAACAAGGTTTACGCCGCCATTCAACAGTTCGGTGGCCAGACACGGCCGCATGTGATCAAGGCCCGCAATAAGCGGGCGCTGGCATTTGGTGGGGTGGTTGTTCGGCAAGTCAAACACCCCGGCAGCAAGATCCCGGCTCGGCCGTTTCTGTCGCTCACTGAGCAAGATGGACACGATCTGGTCGAAGAAGCTCAATCGTTCCTGCAGGACGCATTGGGGCGCGCATAACCCAGAGTTCACCGGCGCCCACTTGTGGGCGTCCGCGTGCAACGCAGTGTTAGGCCTGGTGGCAGATGTCCAGGGCCTGACCAGCACACGAAGCCGACCGCACAGCGGTGGGCGCTTTGAAACCGAGCAGGGCCGCAGGCCTTGCGGAGAGTGACGATGACGAAACTTGGAGTCGGAGTGCGCGTGCGCTACATCGGCGGCCAGCAGCGATATGCAAATGCCGTGCTGTATCTACTGATCGGCCGGACTGGGGTGATCGCCGCTCGATCTAGAGTTGAAGGCATGGACTGGCTCGTGGAAATGGACGAGGGGGCCTACGACATCGATGCCATGGCCTCAGCACTGGTGCCCATTGACGACGACGAGGCAGACACGCACACCACCGCCGGTGACGAACGGCTTGAAGAGGCCTAACCCAATATAGACCTCATCCGTGAGGCCTAACCTGGGCTGTTACATCACCAGTGAGGCCTAACCTGGCCATACGCTTGGGCAGCGTCAAAGAAAGCCTCACATGTCAATTCGACCGATGACAAGCGGGGTGCCCTGCTGACACCTGTCAGCCTGCACCCGCCAGGCATGGTTTCCGACACTGGAAGCCATGCCGAACGCCCCCTCCCCCTCATTGATTCAGGTTCTCAAGCCTGGTGTGCACACCGATGCCAACGGCATCCGTGTCGAGTTCACCGAGGCTGACCTGCGCGCCATTGCCGATGGCTACGACCCTGCAGCGCACGAGGCGCCGTTTGTGGTCGGTCACCCGTCGATGGACGCACCGGCCTATGGCTGGTCTGCCAAGTTCGTCTTCAAAGATGGCGTGCTTTTCGCGGAGCCTGCGCAAGTCGAAGAGCAGTTTGCCGAGCTGTGCCGCGAGGGCCGCTTCAAGAAGGTGAGCCTGAGCCTGTACGGCCCCAACGCTGCGGGCAACCCACGTCCGGGTGCCTGGTACCCGCGCCATGTGGGCTTTCTGGGTGCGATGCCTCCGGCCATCAAGGGCCTCAAGTCCGTGCAGTTCGCCGATGGCGAAGCCGGCATCCATGAATTCAGCGACAGCTACGCCACCTCGACGGTGGTGCGCCTGCTGCGCGGCATGCGCGACTGGATGCTGACCCAGTTCGGCCAAGAGACGGCCGACCGCGTGCTGCCCGCCTACGAGCTGGACTACGCCAACAACACGCTCGTGGCCGACCAGGCCGTGGAGCAAGCCAATGCCTCGGGCGAGGGGCTGTCCCCGGCCTTCGCCGAGGGTCAATCAACCGGGGCTGGGGACGATGCCATGAGTACTCAAGCGACCGAACTGCAAGCGCAGCTCGATGCCGCCAACAAGCGCGCTGCCGATGCGGAGACTGCGCTGCAGGCCCGCCAGGCGGCTGACAGCGCGGCTGCACTCGCTGCCCGCGAAGCTGCCGCCGTGTCGTTCGCCGAACGCCTGGTCAGCGAGACCCGCGTGCCAGCCGAACGCCGCGACCAGCTCGTGAGCTTGCTCATGCAGTTGGGCAACGCCCTGCCCGATGGCAGCGTGCTGTCGTTTGGCGAGGGCGATGCGGCCGAGACCGGCGTGCAGGTGCTGCAGGCGCTGTTGACGCAACTGCCCACCAAGGTTGAGTTTGGCGAGCTGGCCATGCGCCAGGGCCGTGACGTGTCCGACCTGGATGACGTTGACGGCCAGGTCCAGTTCGGCGAAGGCGCCAACCTGGACGCGACCCGCCTGGCCCTGCACCACAAGGTGCTGGCCCGCCAGCGCGAGGCGCGGGCCAAGGGCGAGGCGCTGAGCTATGCCGACGCCCTGAGCGCCCTCAACCGCTGAGTTTCAAGCGCGTTTCAACCCACCTGAAAAGGATCTTTCCTCATGTCCCGTTTGCAAAATCTCCGCGTCGTTGACCCGGTCCTCTCCAGCCTGGCCATTGGCTATTCCAACGCCGGCTACATCGCCGACAAAATCTTCCCCATGGCCCGCGTGGCCAAGGAAGCGGGCAAGATCCCCAAGCACACGAAGCAGGCCTTCAAGATCATGGCCACCGAGCGTGCCCTGCGTGCCAAGTCCAACCGCCTGGTGCCCGATGACCGCTCGTTCATCGACTTCAGCCTGGAAGAACACGACCTGTCGGTGCCGATGGACTACCGCGAAGGCGACGAGTCTGACGACCTGGACGTGGAGCAAGCCAACACATTCTTGGCGATGGAAGGCCTGGGCCTGCGCCGCGAAAAGCTGGCGGCAGACATTGCCTTTGACCCGGCCAACTACAGCGCCAACCACAAGGAAACGCTCACGAGCACCTCCAAGTGGTCGGTGGACGCGGTCAACCCGCTCAAGGACATCAGCGAAGCCGGCGAGTTCGTGCGGCGCGACATTGCCCGCCGCCCCAACAAGGTGGCCTGCGGTGCCATGGCCTTTGACACGCTCAAGAACAACCCCTTTGTGCTGGAGCGCATGTCGTCCACGCAGCTGGGCATCATGACGCCGCAGCTGCTGGCCCAGATCATCGGCGTGGATGAGATCGTGGTGGGCGACGGCATCTGGGTCTCGGACGACGGCAACACCGTCACCGATATCTGGGACGACTCCTTCCTGCTGTACTACGGCCGCCCCGCTGGCCCCAACGGCAAGCGCTCGGTGTACGAGCCCAACTTTGGCTACACGGTCTTCAAGAAGACCGTCGAGGTGGACAAGCACGATCTTCAAGACCGTGCTTGTGGGCGCCGATGCGGGCTTCTTGTTCAAGGCGGTGCGTTGATCATGGCCGCGCTGCGCGAAACCACCCAAGTCGTGGTCAACCCCGGTCGGGCTGTGCGGCACGACCGCAAGCGCCACACCGAGGGCGCCGTGCTCAGCCTGGGCGCGGTGGATGTGGACTTTCTGCTGGCCAACGGTGATGTGTCACTGTACGTCGAGCCTGTGGCCGCATCTGCTGACGCTGCCGCCCCCAAGCTGGATGACAACGTCGCGGCGGCCATTGCTGCAGGCCAGGCTGGCCAGGACAGCACGGACACCGCTGCGCTGAGCCCCGAGCAAGTCGGCCAGGCGCTGGACAACGTGGCCGCGGCTGTGGCCTCAGGCCAGCTGGTGGCTGATGGCGCTGGTAGTGGCCAGGCTGACGCCGCCAAGGCTGATGCCGACCAGGCCAACGCCAACGCCAACGCCGAAGCCGCGGCCACCAAGGCCAAGCCTGCAGCCAAGACCGCCAAGGCGGGCAAGGCCTGACCCTTTGCACCCAACTGAGGACACCTCACCATGAAGACCGAATCTCTCACTCTCGTCACGTCGGTGCGCGCCACCGCCGCGCTGATCAAGAACCGCTTTGTGACCTATGCGGGCGCCCAGGCTGGCGCTGGTGTGGCCGTGGCAGGCGTGGCCGACGACAATGTGGCCTTGGGCGAAATGTTTGGCAACAAGGCCCGCGGCTGGATCCTGGTCGAAGCGGGCGCCGCTGTGGCGCAAGGTGCGGGCGTCGAGTCCGATGCCTCCGGGCGTGCCATCACGCTGGCCGCGGGCGTGCAGGCTGGCCGCGCGGTGGACGCCGCAACGGCTGCTGGCCAGATCATCCGCATCGACCGCTGATCCGGGCCCGGCCATGTACCTGACTGCTGCCGAGTTCATCGAGCGTTACAGCGAGCGTGAAGCCATCTTGCTGTCCGCTGAGTCCAGCCAGACGACCGTGAACACGGCGCGCCTGGAGCGTGGCCTCTCCGATGCCTCGGCACAAGTCGATGCCTACCTGGCTCGCCGCTTTGCCCTGCCCCTGGTCGATGCTGCCAGCCAGGTGCCGATCGTGCCCGACATGATCAAGCGCCTGACCGGCGACATTGCACGCTACCTGCTCACCGGCACCCATGTGCGCGAGACGGACGCGATCCGCAACCGCTACAAGGATGCGATCGACCAGCTTGACCGCATCGCCACAGGCAAGGTCTCGATGGGCGTGGAGCTGGTGATGGCCAGCTCACCATCGGCGCCCGTGGGGGGCGCCAGTGCCGTGCGCGCTGGCGGTCGCCTGTTCGGTGACGACCAGATGAGGGGCTACTGATGGCCTCCGAAGTCTCCCCGATCAAGCAGATCGAAGAGGCCATGGTGGCCGCGTTGAAGGCGGCGTTGCCAGCCGTCCTGGTCGAGTCCTACGCGGGCCAGCTGGACGACGAGAACGCCGAGTGGATGCGCCGCCTGCCCTGCCTGTGGGTCACCTTTGAGCGCACGACGAACGTCAAGCGCGTGGGGCGCCTGCGCTACAAATGCACGGGGCGCTTTCAGGTGATGGCCGCTCAGCGTGCGCTGGGCCCAGAGCCTGCCGCTCGCCTCGGCGGCTTTGGTCAAGCGGGCGTGTACGAGCTGCTCGACCAGCATGCCAAGCGCGCTTTGGCCGACCAGCAGCTCGGCCTGGCCATGGACCCCTTGACCCCGCGCGGCACCGCCATGGTCGTGCAGGGCTACTTCGGCAACGATGCGGTATCGGTCATGTCCTCGGCTTGGGAAACCACTTACGTCGAAGTCGTCACCGAAGCCGAGGCCGTGCCGCCCGGTGAGTTGAAGACCATCGGCCTTCAATACTTTGTGAAACCCGGTGACGACGTGGCCGATGCGGCCGACGTGGTCACCCTCAACGCGCAGTGAGCACCACCATGAAAGTCAAAGCCGCCGATGGCCTGCTGGTCCCCAAAGAAGCCGACCCACGCACCTATTTCGGGGCCGATCCCGAAGAGGCCGAAGCCACCCCGTATGTGATCCGCCGCCTGGCATCGGGCGAGCTGCTGGACGCCGAGGCCGAGCCGGTCACCACCAAGGCCAAGGGCACCAAGGCATGAAGCGCGGGATCAGCTCCGTGCTGGCGGCAGTGGCGCTGGGCCTGGCGAGCAGCTTCGGCGCTGCATCGGCCATCGTGGCCCGCCCACCTCACATCGAGCCGCGTGGGGCTGGCCCCAAGAAGCCGCCCCGCAAGCTGGCACAGGTGCGACAGCAAGCCGCCGAGGCCAAGCGCCTGGCGCGTCAAAGCCGCAACCTCGACCGCCAAAAGCGTGGTGCCTACGGCGCCCGCCGCATTTGATCCAACGCACCGCCACACGACCAGGAGCACCACATGGCCAGCCCCAATATCAGCTTTGACACGATCCCCAGCAGCATCCGCAAGCCGGGCGCCTACTTTGAGTTCAACCTCAAGCTGGCGGTGCGCACGCTGCCCAGCAACAAGAACCGCTTGACCATCATTGGTCAGCGCCTGGCCACTGGCCTGGCGCCTGCCGGTCTGCCCTTCAAGGTGTTCAGCGACGATGACGCCGCCACCTACTTCGGCCGCGGCTCCATGCTGCACCTGATGATTCGTGCCGCCATCACCGCCAACCGCTACGTCGAGATCGAAGCTGTTGGCCTGGACGATGCCGCAGGCAGCGCCGCCGCCGCGGGCGTGGTGACCTTCACGGGCACGGCCACCGATACGGGTGTGGCCACGATCAAGGTTGCAGGCCGCCAGGTGCAACTGGGCGTGCAATCGGGGCAGAACGCGGCCGCAGTGGCCGCAGCCATCTTGCCCCTGCTGACGGCCAAGGCTGACTGGCCCGTGTCCCCCACGGCTGCGGGCGGTGCGATCACGCTGACGGCACGCAACAAGGGCACGGTGGCCAACGCGGTGGCGTATGAGGCCAGCATCACAGCGCCCGGCATGGGCGTGAGCGTGACGCAGCCCACCTCCGGTGCGGTGGATCCTGACCTGGCCGCGCCGCTGGCCAGCCTGTTCTCGTCGGCCAACGAAATCATCGTCACGCCCTACGCTGACCAGGCCCAACTGACCACCCTGCGCACGCACCTCAATGACCGCAGCGGCTCTCTGGAGCAGCGCGGCGGCATTGGCGTGTACGCCAGCCGCGGCACGCTGTCTGCAGCGACCACGCTGGCCGGTCAGATCAACTCGGGCCGCATGGTGTGCGCGCTGCTGCCTGGCACGGCCACCAGCGCCTATGAGCTGGCCTCGGTGTTTGCGGCCGTGGTGGCCTTCGAAGAAGACCCGGCCATGCCGCTCAACACCCTGGCGCTCACGGGTGTGCAGCCGCCCAACCTGGCCAGCCGCCTGGGCCGCACTGAGCAGGAGGTCTGCCTGGCCAACGGCGTCACGCCGCTGGAGGTGGGCCCTGGCGAGACGGTGCAGATCGTGCGCGCCGTGACAACCTACACGCTCAACCCTGCAGGGCTGACCGATATCTCGCTGCTCAACATGACGACGATCCGCACGCTCGACTACGTGCGCAAGGCCTGCCGTGAGCGTATCGCCCTGCGGTTCCCGCGGGCCAAGTTGTCGTCGCGCACCCCGCCCAAGGTCCGCTCCGAGCTGCTGGACGTACTGCACAAACTGGAGGAGCTGGAGATCATCGAAGGCGTCGAAGAGCAGAAGGACAACCTGATCGTCGAGCGTGACAGCCAGGACCCTGATCGCCTCAACGCCCGCATCCCGTGTGATGTGGTCAAC